ATGGTGATCAAAAGAAGATAGATCTTCTTAATAAGCTTATGGAGTGGATGCAAGATTCTGAGTGTAGTACACCAGAGACAACATGGAATACTAATGCAATAGAAGATTATGCATTTTATGCTGGTGAACAAGATAGTAAAGCTACAATAGATTCTTTAATTGCTCAGAATAGGCCGACAACAACTTTTAATGAAATTAAACCAAAAATAGATATGCTTGTTGGTATGGCTGATCAAGTACGAAGAGAGCCAACTGTATTACCTGTTGGTTTTGAGGACGAACCATTAGCTGAAATAATGAATGGGACATTTAAACACTTTAGATATATGCAGAGTGCTGGTGATAAAGAAATGAATTGTTTTGAGCACTCTACAAAAAGTGGTAGAAGTTTTCTCCACTATTATGTAGACGCATCAAATCCTTATGAACCTGTAATTAAATGTGTACGTGTTCCAGGTAGGGATGTATTCTTAGACCCAAACAGTATTGAATATGATCTAGGTGATACAAAATATTTAGGAATTAGGAAGTGGTTTACTGAAGATGAACTTAAACAATATATGCCTGATTATGATGGTTCAGTTGTTAGATCTACTCAAATAGAAACAACTGCTGTAAATAGACCAACTTTTTTTGATCAAGGTTCTAGATTATATATGCTTGTTGAAATGTGGTACACTATGGTAGAGAAAGCAGTATGGTTTATTAATCCTATTACTGGTAAACCTGATAACCTTTCACCAGAAGATTTTAAAGTATTAGCAAAAAAACTTAAAGAAGGTATTCAAATAGAAGGTGGTAAAACAATACAAGTTGATGAACTTGTAAATCAGGAATCATTTATAAAAAGAAAGTATTTTTGTTTATTTTCTGGTCCTTATATACTTGCAATGGGTCGTAGTCCTTATAAACATGATCTATATCCACTTGTTTTATTTGGTGCTTATAAAAATGAAGATAAGAATTCTTGGTTTAGTGCTACAAGATCAATGGTAGACCCACAAATAATGTTGAATACTATGCGTAGGCAATTAGGACATTTACTTCAGACTTCACCTAAAGGATTATTACTTGCAGAAGTTGGAGCAATTCAGAATGAACAAGAATATAAAGATAATTCATCTAAACCAAACTTTATTTTACAACTTGCTCGTGGTGCCCTTAATAAGATTAAGTTCTCTGCACAACCACAGATAAATCCTATATATGGTACGTTAGATGCTGTATATCAACAGTCAATGAAAGATGTAAGTGGCATACAAGATCAGCTTATGGGTGTACAAACAGCTAGTAGAGAGCCAGGAGTCACGCATCGTATGAGACTTGAATCAAGTGTAGCTGTATTATATATATTATTTTCTAATTTCAGGAAAAGTAGAATACAAGCTGGTAAAATACATATGGCTATGATACAACAATATATAACCCAACCTTATGTTATTAGATTAGAGGGTCAGGAAGGTATGCAACTTATGCAAATTAACTCTGAAGCGAATCCTGATAGTGAAGGATTTAATGATATAAGTGCTGGTAAGTTTGATTTAATTGTTGATGAAGAAGCTGAGAATGTAACAATGAGAAGAGGTATTGCTCAGATGCTTATGGATATGGCTTCACAAAATCCTGATTCAATACCACCTGAAGTTATAATGGAGTACATGGACTTACCATTCTCTGTTAAAGAACAGGTAAAAGAATATAACGCAGCTAGAATTGAAAGGGAAACAGCCCTTGAATTAGCAAAGATAAATAAATCAACTAACACAAAAAAGGAGAAGTAGCATGACAAATGAAACACCTATTCTTAACCAGGAAGACACCGACTCTGAAGACATTCAGAAATTAAGCGGTACTGGAGAAGATGAAAATCTTGACGCTGGTCTTGATGCCAAAGAAACTGACGGAACTGCAGATGAAATTAAATCTAAAGATACTGGAGACGAGACAAAGGAGAATCCAGTTGACCCAGCGGTACAATCTATTCTTGATCAAAAAGATAAAGAGATTGTTTCACTGAGAGGAATGGTCAGACAATTAGATAGAGACTTTAGGGGTTATAAAGAGGATAATGTAAATAAACCTCAGCCCGAAGAATCTGATGAATTTACAGATCTGGATGAAGAGGATAAAAAACCAGAAATTGATGTAGATACTATTTATGAGAAAAATCGTGAAATACAACTTGAGACATATCTGGAAACAATGAGGATGAGTTCAAAGTATGAAGATGTAGATGATGTTATTGCATTGAATCACTTTGATGATACAGTAGAAATGCTGGCTAATGCCTGGATGGAAAAGAATCCTGATAATGATGCTACAAGAAGTGATGTTATTGCAGGAGTAGAAAAACAAATCTGGAGCCAGAAGAATCCGTATCGCTATATGTATGATGTTATTAAAGAAACACATCCTACTTACAGCAAAGGTATTAAAACTGTAAATCCTCTAAAGAAAGAAGATATTGTACCAAGTGTAAATAACATGGATGGAGCTAAGAAAACGTCAATGGCTGGATGGACGTCGGCAAGAATAGATGCACTTCCTGAGAGTGAATTAGGTACAGTTCCAAGGGATGTGTACAGTACTTATATGAAGGGTGAACTTAAATAAGGAGATTTATAAATGGCTGAAACAAGAATTTTATCAAACAATGAGCTGACAAGAAAGAGATGGGCTAAAGAACTTTATTCCATTTTAATGCCAGCTACAGAAATAAATGATCTCGTTGGTACAGGTCCTAATGCTATTATCGAACAAAGGAATGATTTGACTAAAGGTGCTGGAGACCAGATTACTTTTGGTATCACTCTTCCTTTGTCTGGTCAGGGTGTTGTAGGTAATGACAAGATTGAAGGTAACGAAGAGAAACTTTCTTTTCGTAACTTTAAAACAACTATTGAAGAACTTAACCATGCTGTTGAGACAGGTGGAAAAATGGAGGAACAAAGAATTCCTTATGATCTAATGCAGATTGCAAAATCCGGGCTGCAGTATTGGTGGGCTGATATTCTTTCAGATGCAGCATTTGCACATCTGTGTGGTGATACAACTTTCCTTGTAGCTGGTAAGACATTTGCACAGGACCCAACTGACCCTGATGATGAGCATGTTATGTATGCTGGTGCAGCTACGTCAGATGCAACTGTTACAAGTTCTGATATTATGACATTATCACTTCTTGATGCTATGAAGCAGAAAGCTGAACTTCCTACAGCAGATAGTTGCTACAAACTGCGTCCTATTATGATAGGTGGGAAGAAAAAATTCAGAGTTATTCTTCATAATTACTGCTTTGATCAGTTACGTAGAGATACTAATGTTGGTCAGTGGGGAGATATGCTTCGTGCAGCTCAGAAACTCAATATGCCTCAGGTAGAAATTGAGTATAATGGTATGCTGATTTCTAAGAGTGAAAGAATAAGGCATATGGTTGCTGATTCAACTGATTCATCTGCAGGAACTTTTCGTAATATCATGCTCGGTGCTCAGGCTGCTGTAATGGCATGGGGTGGAGCTGGTGATAGTAAGGGAACAACTATGGCTTTCCATCCGTATACTGCTGATGCAGATCGCTTCATGAATGTTAGAGGTGGTGGTATCTGGGGTATCGAAAAAACTAAGTTCAACAGTAGAGACTATGGTATTATTGTAGGTTCTACATGGGGACAGAAACTGGACGACTAAGGAGGAAATAGCATGGCAGATCTTTATACAAACAAGTTCTCTGATAATTTTAGAACTTTCAAAAGTAAGGTAATGACTTATGCAACACTTACTGATGCAGGAACTTTGTATAACATTGTCAGAATACCAAGGTTCGCACTTGTAACTAATGTTCATCTTGTGGTTAATACAGCGTTTAATGGTACTACTCCTACAATGACAGTTGGTTGGGCGACAGCAAGTGAGTCACTAGTTGATGCATTTCTTACAAATGTTGAAGCAGAGATTGATGAGGCTGGGTACAAAGTACCATTAGCCGGAACCAATGTTAATGCAGGTGGTAAGTACTTTGCTGATAGTTCTGGTAGGATTACGGTAACTATTGACCCAGATACATCAACAGCAGGTGAAATGATTGTATTTGGTACATACTCAGTAATTGTTTAATTTAACTTAATTTTAAAATGAAGGAGATTTATAAATGGCTATTCTCGACTTAAGAAGAACAGACCAAAGAACAAATATCAGAATTAATCCTCTTTGGGTAACCTCAGCAGCCTTTGGATTTGAAGCTGGCGAGGGTGATGAAGCAGTACTCTTTTCTTTTCCAGTTGCTGGTGAAGATTACTTCATACATAATGTAATGATTGAAATATCTACATTATTTGCTGGTGGTACACCATCTATGACTATCGGTGAAGGTACTTTAGCAACTGATGTTATTACAACTGGCGGTTCTGTAGATAGTGGTGATGCTGATGAGTATTTTGCATCTACTGATGTTACTGAAGCTACAGCTGCGTATTACATGCCTACTTCAACACTTACTGAGGGGACACCAAATACTCAGACTGGTACAGACTTTGCAATGGCTAGAACTATTTATGGTGGTAAGGTTATTCAGGGTGCTGCTACTGCATGTCCTTGTATTTACGCTGTTGTTGCAGATACTACATTGACTGCAGGTGTTGCTCGCTTGCATGTACTGATGTCTAAACTCCAGTCTTAGGAAGGTAAACTTATGGATTTAGCAACTCTAAAAGAAGAAGTTATGATTAAACTTCAGGACCCAGACCCTGAACTTATTGACAGGCTGGTTGGCTTTATCAATGAAGCTGTTAATAATGCTGTTGAAGAAGTTGAACCTCCATCATTTAAAGTTTATGGTGCTATAACTACTGCAAGTAATCAGTTAGCTTTTACTGGTGGAGATGTTGCTGCTATTTCTATAGGTGATACTATTACTGGTGGAACATCGGAAGCCACTGGATTAGTTACTAGTGTAACTGTTACAGGTGCTTGGGATGGTAATGCTGTTGGAAATCTTGGAGTCACCACACAAGTTGGAACGTTCGAAAGTGAGACAATCACCAATGGAACTGGTACAGCCTCTATTGCTGGTGACTCCACAGCAGCATTAAATTATACAAGTATGCCAAGTAATTTCTCTGGTAAATTATTGTACATAGGTAATGATGATAGAGAAATTAACTTAGTAGAATTTGAAGAGCTTGTTGATAAGTACCCTGATATGGATACTGTTGGCAATGTCACAGATGTAGCGGTGGAAGGAAGTGTTGTGTATTATCAAGGTATACCTTCTACTGTTGAAACATTGGCTATTCTTTATAGAAGAAATCCTGTAGAGATGTCAGACTCTGATGATGAACCTGACGGTATACCAGAAATGTTACACAGAAATATAATTGTATCTGGCGCTGCTATGAAAATATGGAGTATTATCGAAGATGGAATTGAAGGTCAGAAGATAAATACTGCTGTTGAACAACAGTTCTATGATGAAGGTATGGCTCGTTTTCATGGCTTCATATCTAAACGTAGGTCAAACAGATGTAAAAGTTCGTGGAGGAATTAATGCCTAAACTTGATATAAATGGTTTTACAGGTATGGATAATGTATCTGGGGGACTTATTAATGAAGGTGTTTTAGTTCCACACTTTGTTATGAATGCTCTTCCTTATAGTAATTTAAGATTACAAAGAAGGGAAGGTTCTTCTAATGAAATAGTTTTAGCAAATGCACATAGTATGTGGAATGGTTCAGTTACACTTTGTGTTGCTGACGATGTTCTTTATCAATTAAATCTTACTGACAGTACCAAGACTTCTCTTGGGTCAGTTGAAGGTGGTAAATCCAAGATGTATTATGTAGAGATAGGAGACGTTATCTATCTATCAAATAAGTCATGGTGTAGTGCTCTTGAGAATTCCACCTTACGGACATGGGGTCAGAGTGTAATTGATGAAGAAGCTAAAACTTGGGTTAAGCATAATAATGGTAGTGAGTTCTTTGAAAAGGATGGACAAGAACCTGGATTTCTCCTAAGACAAAGTGAATTCTATCATGAAGCTAAACCCATGAAGTATATAGTAGAAGCCTTTGGGAGAATATGGGGAGCTATAGGAAACATACTTGTTTATAGTGACCCATCATCTCCTGAATGGTTTCAGAATGATGTTAATAGTTTTGAATTCAATACTGAAATAAAGATGATAGCACGAGGTGCTTCAGAATTATATATAGGTTTTGATAACAGGACTATA